CCTCCTTCCTCGTCAGGCTCGAAGATCGCGGCGATCTCCTCGCGCGGTAGCTCTCGGCCTTGACGGACGCAGCGCACGGTTGTCTTTCCTGTTATTCTGATGTACCTCTTGACGATCACGTCCGTGAAGGCGGGCGTCAGCTCCATGATGTAGGAGGGTTGCCCGTATGCCTCGCAGGCGGCCAGCGTCGTGCCGGAGCCGCCGAAGGGATCATAGACGCCCGTGGCGAAGTCCGTGTTGTCGACCAGCTTCTCCAGCAGCTCGACGGGCTTCTGCGTTGGGTGCAGCTCGTTCCCGGAGCGGGAGATGCTCAGGACGTTGCCGTAGCCCTTGTGGCCGTCGAAGTGGGTGGCAGCCTTGGCGCCGAACAGAATGAGCTCATGCTGCGAGCGCCAGCCGACGCCCATGCCCGGCGTGCCCTTGTCCCATACGATCTCAGACTTGACGCCGAAGCCGGCCGCCTCGACGAGGTCGAACAGATATACCCACATACGCCAGTCGGTGAAGATGTAGGCGTAGAGGCAGGGGATGTCGGTGAGCGCGCCGCGGATCAGGTTTTGATAGCCGCGCGTGCTGAGGATGTCGTTGGCGATCTTCGGGGCCTTGCCGTTCTTTCTCTCGGTGCCGATGCTGCCGGTCGACTTCTGCGACTCCTTGCTGCCGCCCGAGCAGTATGGCGGGTCGGTCAGCAGGATCTCGGGCTTGTTGCCGTCGAGCAGCAGGGCGCGATCCTCCGGCCGGGTGCAGTCTCCGCAGAGGACGCGGTGCCGGCCGAGGATCCAGAGGTCGCCGTACTGTGTGACCGGCGCGGCCGGGGCCGGGATCTCGGCGTCGGGGTCGCTGCTCGGCTCCTTGGTGTGCAGCGCCTCAGAGAGCGCCGTCACGATGTTGCCGTAGTCGTCCTCGGTGTAGCCGCTGAGCATGAACGGGATCTCGCCGGTGTCGATGTCGGCGAAAACCTCGGCGAGCATCTTGTTGTCAGTGGTGGCGAGCTCCGCGATGCGGTTGTCTGCCGTCAGATCGGCCAGCTCTTCGGCCTCGCTTGCGTAGTCCTGATAGTCGACCGGGGCGTCGGTCAGGTCGTCGAGCTGCGCGGCCATGAGACGGCCGTGGCCCTTTGTGACGAGCCCGCTGCGCTTGCTGACAGTGATCGGGGCGCGCCAGCCCGTCGCTCTGATGATAGAGGCGAGGAGCTTGATCTGCTCCGGCGGGTGCTGGTTGGGGTTCTTGGGGTTAGGCCGCAGATCCTTCAGCGGGACGATGGCGTCGTGTGCACAGAACACGGGGACGCTGCCGGCGTATGCCTTCGGCGTGGCCGTGGTGCTGTACTCCTCGATCTCGGGGCCGGTCTGCGGCTGCGGTTTATTCATGGCCGTCACCTCCTGTGGAGAATTGTTTCTCGATCCACTTGTGGAGGCTGGAGCCCTGCCAGTTGTTTCGGCCGTCAAGACGGTTTTTCAGCCGTTCCAGTTTCGCCTCCTCGACCTCCTCGGTGGATCGGTGGAAGATGATGCGGAGCTGGTCGAGCATGATCTGGACGTCGGCCATCTCCTCGATCACGTTGCCGATCGCTGCGGTCACTTCGCAGCCAGCCTGTGCCCGTTTGATTTTGCAGAGGGCTTTGGTCAGCTCGGCCATCTCCTCGACGGCCATGTCCATTTGTGCCGGCGCGCCGTAGGTCGTGATCGCACGATCCAGCAGGGCCCGGCGTTCCTCCGTGGTCATCACGGGCGGCCTCCCTTCGTCAGCTCTCTGACCAGTATGGCCACGAGCACGATCACGATGATGGCGAGGGTGATGGCGGTCGGGATCCAGATCGGGGCCAGTACCCACAGCCAGCTCCAGTTGATGACGCCGGTGAGCTTCAGGACGATGAAGGCGACGGCGAGAAGGCCGCAGAAGCCGATCCCGCCGGCCGTCGTGTTGTTTCTTTCGTTGTTCATGTATTACCTCCAGTATTATTTTCCGAGCCCCTTCAGCGCGCAGGCTGTGCAGGCGGTTCGGACGTCGGGCTCCAGTGCGAGGATCCGGCGGGCCGTGTCTGTCTGCCAGCACTCAGCGCCACAGACGGGGCAGGTGGTGAGCTGCCAGTCGTCCGTCGGAGGCTCCGGGACGTTATCGCGCAACGGCATGGTGAGGATCCCGCCGTCTCCGGGCTGGTGGGGCGAGAGGATGGGCTCAGGCTCGTCGGGGATCATGGTGTCGAGGAGCTCGTTGTACTTCTTGAATATGGCCTCCGACGCTGCGCTCCAGCTCTCGCCGTGCTCCGTGTCCTCCGGGGTGGCGACGTGGGCCAGCTCGTGCGCCAGCAGCTCAGGGGCGGCGCTGATGGGCGCCTCGGCCGAGATGCAGACGATCGGCGTGCTGCCGTCGTCTGGAAAGATGGTCAGGCCGTAGGCGGTGCCGTTGGTCTCGTCCCGCAGGTCGGGGACGTACTGCGCGACGTACTCGACGCCGGGGTAGAGCTCAGAGAAGGCCCGGGCCACGATGGCCGTCGGGTCGTTGATGAAGGGCGAGGCCATCGGGCCGATCTTCTCGTACTGCTTCAGGGCCGTGTAGGTCTCGCGCAGCATGGCCCGCACTTCGTCCTTCTTGATGCCGTTGATGGTGGGCCCGTTCAGGATCAGGTCGAGCATCCTGTCGCTCCAGTCCTGCATCAGGTGGGTCTCCGGCATACCGCAGCCGAAGGGCACGACGTCGACCTTCTCACGGGTGAGGGTTTCGTATTCTTTCACGGTGCTGCTCCTTTCAGAAAAGCCGAGCGGGCCGGAGCCCGCCCGGCGCTCCATTTACTGCATGACGACGACCTTGCCGGCGTCGATCAGATCGCCCATGTTCTTCAGGAAGTAGTCGGCGATGTTCTTCTTGGCCTCGAGCTTCCAGATGCCGCCGTCAGCCTCGAAGAAGCCGATCCCCTCGTCGGGATCCACGCGCAGCAGGAACTCGCTCTCGGGCTGCTCCACCTCGAGGAAGGTGCGGAACGGCCGCAGCATGACGCGCGGCTTGATCTCGATGAGCGCGTTGAGGGCGACGCCCTGACGGGCCTCGACGGTCTGCGTGACGCCGTTGTCGTTGGTGCTGACGCTGTTCTCGTTGGTCATGCGACTCAGCAGGTCGAGCAGGTAGGCCGTGCCCTCGTTGGGGATGCAGAGACTCCGCAGCTCGATCAGGGCTACCTCGCGTCCTCTGAAGCCGGTGTACAGGCCCGGGGCGTCAGCCTTGGCGCGGTAGAGCGTGTTGCGGGAGAAGTCGCTCAGGTAGGTGGTCATCACCTCGACGGTGTCGTTGCTCTTGACCTGCACCATGATGGTCGTGCCGACCTTCTCGAGCTCGGTGCGGATCAGCTTGCAGATGCTATCGAGTCCGCTGACGCTGATGCAGTCAGGGCGGTCGACGTGCGGCGGGATGCGGGTGAGTGATGCGTCGGCGTAGGTCTGGCCGTCAATCTCGAAGATCTTGGTCTCCTTCAGGCTGACGATTTTGTCGATCATTTTTGCGAGCATTGTGTTGTCCTCCTTGTTCTGTGTTGTGGGTGTTTATCCGTGCTGGACGAGCTTCAGGAGCTTCGGGGCCTCCTGCTGCGTGCCGTCCATGTTCATTTGGCCGGGCACCTGCGGTACCATCTCGGCGACGACGAGCTCGCCGTTGCCGTCAGAGGTGACATAGAGGTCCGTGGCGACGGGGTTGGTGGCTGCGAGCGTAGACTTGGCCGTCACGGAGACGCCGATGGTGCGGCGCTCGTCGTCCGGGGTCAGCTCGATGGTGAGGGTGATCTTGCGCTTGGCCGTGGCCTTCGTGTTGGGGTCGAGGATGTTCTGGATCACCTTGTCCATCTCATAGTCGACGCGCTCCTCGAAGGCGCCGCGGGCCATCGACATGATGCTGTCGCGCTGGTTCTGTTCGTTCATGGGGTTTCTCCTTTCTTTCCGCTGCCGGCCGTGCCATACTTCTCGAGCGTGTCCTTCATCGCTCCGGCGATGCACTCGGCCATGATGGTCGCGGTCTTGGTTTCGCTGTTCTTGGCAGCCTGTTCAATGGCTGCGCGGATCTCGTCGGGCTCATAGCCCGTGTTCTCATAGGCGGCGAGCTTCTGGACGAGCACCTCCTTGGTGGCTGCGCTCCAGTAGCCCGTCTTGATGCCGTTGACTCTCTCGTGGGTCAGACGTTCCATGCTGGCCCTCCTCTCAGGTGGCCGATCCGAGCGTCATCTGCTCGGCCTCGGTCGGGTTGTCTGCGTAGGCTGCGGCCGTCTGGCCCGTGGGGCCTGAAGGCTCCGCTCTGGCCCACACGGCCTCGGTGGCGTCCGAGCGGGTGGCCTTACGGCGGCCGACCGTCGTGAGGATCCCGATCTCCTTCAGCTCTGTGAGCCGCGGGGCGACGTAGTTGCGGTTGAAGTACGGGATCCGGCCGGCTGCGACGAGCTCCTCAGTGATCTCGCTGGCCGTGAGCTCACGGTTGCCGAGGGTCTCGAGGATCAGGCGGCAGCGGGCGGCCCGCTTGGGGAGTACGGCGTCATAGCTGCGGCGCCGGGTCTCTTTGGTTGTCTGGTTCATGTGTTTCCTCCTTTCCGGCCAGCTCGACGCTGTCGACTGGCGCGTCCTTGACTTCAGGCGTCGGCGCTTCGTTGCCCCACACGTCCCATCCCGGGGCGGCTTCTCGGGCAAAAAGCTCGATGCGGGGTAGGTCTCCCATCAGCTCGACGATCTTGTCGCGCACTTCGGCAGGCTTTTGACTATGCCTGCGCAGCGGCGAGAACACGAGCTGACCGACGCCGGCGCTGATGCGCTTCGGCTTGCCTTTGATGGCGATCAGGCAGGGCTCGGTATTGCCTCGAGTCCAGCGGCCGAGGCCGAAAAAGTAGCCGTTTCCGCTGCGGTTCTGCTTGATCCACTGGAAGGCGATCGACTTGTATTTGAAGCCCCACGCCTCGATCAGGTCGAGGGCCTCCTGCATCTTCGGGTATGTGGCCCACATAAAGAGCACACAGTCGTCAGCAGCTATACCCCCCCCCGCAGGGTTGACGGGGAGCTGCTTCAGCTCGTTGATGCTCATGGTCGCGTACTGCGCGGCAGCCGCGCCCGAGCATCCGCTGTCGCTGTAACTCCACGGCGGGTCGGCGTAGATGATGCTGTATTTCTTATCCGGGAACGGGATCACGTTGTTGCCTCCTTTCCGAGCACTTCCGACTCGATGCCGTGCAGGAACTTGATGAAGCCGGCCGTCGCCGGTACTTCGTAGCGGGAGAGCTCTGCGTGCGTCATGTACTTGCGGCCGTAGATCTCGGCCATATCGCGCCAGACGGGCCACGGCACGCGGTAGAAGTCCGTCAGGCTCACGGAAACGAGCACGAAGGCGATGGCGCCGAGCTTGTGATGGGCCTCGAGGTCGTCCTGCTGCTCTTGAGTGAGCCGGCGCTGCTCGATGCGCTCGTCGTCGGTGTGCTTGGCCTCGAAGTAGATGCTCCGGCCGCCCTTCAGGGTGCCGCCATAGTCCGGCTGGGCCTGCTTGGTGTAGCAGGCGAGGAACTGGCCCTTGCGGTTCTTGGCGCCGAGGGGCTTCATGGGCTCCGGCGTCTTTTCGACCTTGGCGAGGCCGCGGCTGAGGTAGTAGTCGCACGAGGCCGAGATGATATTCTCGAAGTAGCCGCCGGCGACTCTGGCCTGCTTGCCGCGGATCTGCGCCATCATGTGTTTTTCGGCCGCGTAGGGCGTCGGGTCGTTGTAGCCCTCCGCGTTCTTTCTCGGGTCGTACTTCGTCACGGCGTTCAGCCTCCGATCTCGATGTGGACGCCCGGATCGGAGATCAGGCGGTCGGCGAGCTCGAGGATGACGCTGCCATCCAGCTCGATGCTGATGGGGCCGTGGTCGAGGTGCTGGTTGCAGACAGCCATCGCCTTGAAGGCGGGCAGGTGCAGCGTCACGCTGCCGATCTTCAGGGCCAGCTCACGCTCCTCGGGGACGTTGTCGTCCATGAACTGCGTGAGATAGATGTGCGGGGTGACGGGGATGACGCCCTTCTCCACAGCCGCGCGGCTGTACTCCTTGGCGCGCTGGATGTTGTTCTCGTAGTCCCCGCGGCACGGGGAGCAGATGTAAACCTTTTTCATGTTGTTCCTCCTATCGTGAGCGCCAGCTCTGGCCGGTGAGGGTGATGCCCCTGCACATTTCCATGAGCCGGTCGATGGTGGCCCGGGCCGTCATGCTGTCGTGGCTTTCCCGCGGCGTCATGCGGTCGATCAGGGCCTCGGTGTCGTAGTTGGTGGTCGCTATTGTCGGCAGGTATGCCTCGTAGCGGCCGTTGATGATGTTGTAGACCGTGGAGATCGCCCACTCGGTCGGCGGCTCCTTACCGATGTCGTCGATCACGAGGAGCGGGACGGTCTTGTAGATCTTCAGGACGTCGCTCTCGCTGCCGCCGGTCGTGGAGTAGGTTCGCTTGATGCGCTCCAGCAGGTCGATCATCGTCATGCAGATGACCGGCTTGCCTTGCGCGATCAGGTGGTTGGCGATGGCAGCGGCGAGGTGGGTCTTGCCGGTGCCCGGCGGGCCCGCGATAAACAGACCGTTGCGGCCGGGTTCCTGACGGCCGGGCTGTGGCAGCATGGCGTCGAAGCCTTCGGCATAGCGCCGGGCGGCTGCCGCTGCTCGCTTGTTGTCGTCGGTGAGCTGGAAGGTGGAGAAGGTGCGCCGCAGGAAACGGTCGCCCATGCCTGACTCGCCGACGATGCGCTTGATGCGATCGCGCATTTTCTTCTCCTCCTCAGCCTTGGCGGCTGCGGCCTCAGCAGCTTCGCGCTCTGCCTTCGCCTTCTCATAGGCAGCCACGGCCTCGGGGCAGGTGCATCGCTCGGCTCCGTAGGGAGGCCAGAGGATGCGGTTGCCGAGCGGGATGCCCTTGTGGTAGCGCAGGGCACCGCAGAACTCGCAGGGGACGGGCTCAGGGACTCCGGGACGGCCGGCGAGGCGCTCGTCGTTGCTCCAGATCCAGTTACCGGCGTCACTCGTCGTCGGCCGGCTTGAAGCCCTTGCCCCAGTCTCGGCCGGAGCTGTCGGGCTGTTCAGGATCTCGCTGATTTTCTGCACCTTCGTTCACCTCCTCGTTATCCCAGTAGCCGCCGTTGAGCCATGTGCTCGGGTTCGGTATGTAGCGCCCGTTCTCCCGGCGCCACTGGTCGCTCCGCTTCTGAGCGTCGACCGCCTGCATGATCCTCTCGTGGAGCTCAGCGGTGGGCTTGATCTTGTTCCACGCCTTCAGAGCGTACTGCTTGCCGGTCTTTTTCGGGTAGGCTTTCCAGAACTCGAGAAATCTGGCCTCGACGAGTGACTTCGTGCCGCCGTCACTCCCCTCGTCAGAGGGGGAAGGGGGTGTATTACCTTCTCTTGTCTTATCTTCTCTACTCTGGTCTACTCTGCCTCCGGCTTTCTTACGGCTGTTTGCCGGTCGTCCGGCGGTCGGCGTTGGGTCGTCCGGCGAGGCGTCGGCAGACGCCGCAGCAGCGGCCCGGCGACTGCGGGAGCGTTCTTTCTCGGCTTGCCGCTGGTCGATCAGCTTGCCGGCGTACTCGTACCAGTCGTGGATCTCGAGCGTCCCGTCCTCTTTTTCGTCGATCCAGCCCGCCCGGATCAGCGTTTTCGCCAGCTTTTCGGGGTCTCCGTCCCACTGAGCGGCCCGCGAGATCATGCGCGGCGTGATGTCGACGAGGCTGCCGGTCGGGGCGTTGTCGAGGGCCCACAGCCAGAACGAGACGAGCAGCCCCATCATGTGCGGCGGCTCGACTTCGAGCTGGTCAGCAGCGTCGAACAGTTTGCGGTGATCCTTGAGTGTCTGATGCACTTGCAGCCATGCCACGGTCGTCACCTCCTTTCTGTGGTCGTTTGTTTGTGGTCTGCTTTTGGTCGTCTGCCGGTCGTCCGGCGGTCAGGTTAAAAAGGAAGGTCACCATTGTCCTCGATCTCCGTGAAGTCGCCGGAGCCCTCAGAGTAGCCCGGATCGGCGAAGTCGCTGCCAGAGCTCTGGCCGCCGTCCTTCTTGCTGTCGCAGAAGTGAACGGAGTCGACCGTGATCTCGACGGCTTTGCGGCGGTTTCCGTCCTTGTCCTCGTAGCTGCGGCTCGTGAGCTCGCCCTCGACGAGGACGAGGCGGCCCTTGCTCAGGTACTTGCAGACGAACTCGGCCTGTGCGCGCCATGCGACGCACTCGATGAAGTTGGTGATCTTCTTGCCGTCCTTGGTCTTGCGGCCGGTGTCGCTGGCGAGGGTGAAGCTGGTGATCGCCGTGCCCTGCTGCGTGTACCTGAGCTCAGGGTCAGCGGTTAGACGGCCTTGGAGGCCGGTGTGGTTATACATTAGGCGTTTCCTCCTTGCTGGTTATGCTGTGCGGCCGCGTTGTCGAGGGACGTGCAGATCTCGTCGTACTCTTGGCGAGTCAGGGCGGCCGGATCCTGCTTTTTGTATTTCTCCACGATCCGGGCGTTGGTTCGCTCCTTGGTCATTCCCGCGGCCTCTGCCTTCTTGTAGAGGCGTGCGAGCTGCGCGTCGCTCAGACGGCCGGAGCTCTGCCCCTGACGGCCCTGTGCGGCCTGCTGGCGGCCTCCAGCGCCGGATCCTTTGCCCTGCGCGCCGAAGTCACTGTTGTCGGGGTCGTCCTCGCCTTGGTCAACGGTGAACTTCTCGAAAAGGTAGTATTTCAGGGCGTAGGTGTGGGCCGCGCCCTTGGCCTTGGCGGGGTCATCGTTCCAGCCGACGGCGTGGACGGTGGCCTCGATGGTCTCGTCGTCGTTGTCGAGGTTCAGCCAGCGGATCGTCAGGTCGGCCTCGTAGAGGAACATGAGCTTGTCGCCGTTGCGGGTCTTGGTCTGCATGGTGATCCAGTAGACCGGGTCGCCGTTCTCGGCGTGGCGCGTGGCCTGCTCGCTGATGACGTCGAAGTCGACGCCGAGCTCGTTCATTATGGGGGTGATCTTCTCCCACACGTCGTAGATCTTGGCGTACTTGTAGCTGACGCCGTCGCTGTGCTGCTTCTTTACGATCTCCGGGCAGGCTTTTCGCATTTCGACGAGCTTCTGCCGGAGCGTCAGGCAGGCAGCTTCAGGAGGGGCCGCAGCAGCGGCCGCCTCGGTTTTCTTGGTTTCTGCCATATCGGTGCCTCCTTACACGTCGACCGTGAAGATGCCCGGGGTCTCGTAGACGGTGACGCCCTCCACGATCTCGCCGGTCTCGGTCAGGGTTGCGATGTCGCCGGTGTAGCTGAGCAGCTTCTTCAGGTCGGCCCAGCGGGTCGACTCCTCGACCTTTACGAGCTCGCCGTAGCCGTTGGCCTTGAGCCATGGCACCAGCTTGGTCTCGTCGAGCTTGGTCTTGGTGGCGCCCTTCTTGAAGGTCAGGGTGCCGGAGAGGAGGCGGTACTTCTCCGTCGTCTTGGTCTCCTTGTGGGGGACGGTGGCGAAGAAGTCGGCCAGACAGCTCGTGAGGTACGATGTGCCGTTCTCCATGCGCTTGCGGGCGGCGGCGACTTTCTCGTTGATGGCCGCGATCTGCTCGTCGGCCAGAGCCTTCAGGCGGTCGTACTCGCTGCGCTCGTCGGCGATCTTGCGGATGGCCCAGTCGGCACAGCGGTCGTCGGTGATGCGGAACGGGGCGCGCTCGCCCTCTGCAACGGTGCCGAGGTCGACCTGCTCCAGCTCGTCCAGCGTGGCAGCAGGCAGCAGCTCGGCCTCCTGCGTGGTGGTGGCCTCTGCGTCTGCCTGCTCGGTAGCGAGGGCCGCGGTGGTCTTATCGCTCATTGTTGTGCTCCTTTCTTTCGGTGACGTTGAAGGTGAGCATCACGCCGCAGGTGACAGGGGTGACGCTCTCGAGCTCGAGGTCGCGGCCGCTGCGGAGGTGCAGGGTCTCGCCCGGCTTCATTTCGGTGAGGTGTTTCATCTGGTACTCCTTTCTGCAAAGAAACGGTGCCCGCCTTCCTCGATGACGAAGATCTGACTCTCGTGGAAGTCGCTGGTCACGAGGGCGGGGTTGTAGAAGTAGAGGATCGGCTCGTCCACGACGGTCTCGCCTCGGTCGAACACGGCCGCGACGGCGTCCTTGACGCGCTGTGTGGGATCCGGCCGGCTCTTGGTGTAGCTGTAAAGGACGACGGTCTCAGAGGGCTCGACACCGCGCTTCTCGGCTGCGTTGAGGATGCACTGAGCGACGAGCATCTGGCCCTCGAAGGACTCCCCGCCGGCCTCGGCCATGACCACGCGCTCGACGGTGTCGCGCTCGGCGTCGGTCAGAGGGTAGCGCACGGCAGGCTCGGTCGGCTCCACAGTCTCAGCGGCCGGGGCGGGGGTGTCCGGGATGTATGTGCCGACGGTGGTGGTCGGCGGCAGGATGTTGGTCTCCTGCTTGCTGCCGGCCGGGGTGGTGAAGATTGCCACAGAGATGCCGCCCAGTAGAAGGACGGCAGCGGCCAGCGTGGCAGCTCTCAGGGCTTTCCTCTTGGCACGGCGGCGCCGGCGTGTTATACTTGCGGTGCGGGATCCGTATGCTGGCAGGCTGCTGGATCTTCTCGCATGGGTCGCCCGGTCGCAACGGGCGGCCCTTTCTTTTGTGGTTTCCATTGGTTTCTCCTTTCACTGAGCCCGTGCGACGGTCAGATCACAGAGGGCGTGAGTGAGGTCGCTGAACTCGGTCTCTCGGACGGTGTCAGCGGTCAGCAGCACGAGGTAGTCGTTGTCGTAGTAGTCGATCTCGGGGTGCCGCTGCCGGTTTACTTCATTTTTGTGGCGGGCGTAGGGCTCGGCACGGTTCCAGACGTCGTCAGGGATCCAGCGGTCGAGGCGATCCTCGACGCGCTCGCGCAGCTCCTCGCTCGTGATCGTGATCTCCGGGCTCATGCTGTCACCTCCGCGCCACGCGGGCCGGGAGCGTCTGCTCTGGGCGAGTCAGGCCCTTGCTGAAACTCTGCGGCTCATATCTGACGCCCACGATCCGGCGGCCGCTGACGCCGTACTTGGGGTTGTAGCCGAACAGGTTGACGTAGCTGCCGAGATCCTCGCGCTCGTCGTCCATCGCCTTCAGCACCTCGAACAGGGCCAGCACGTCGTCGATGGCACGATGGCTGTTCTGCACCTTGCCGGTGAGGTCGTAGGCGATGATCGCGTTGGCGAGCTTGTGCGGGTAGGCCCTGCGGTCTTTGTAGACCGTCAGGCTGTCCAGCCAGTCGATCCGGCCGACCTTCTGGCCGCGGAGCAGGCCACGGAGAAAACAGGCGTCAAACTGTGCATTGTGGGCGATCATCAGGGTCGGGCCGTTCTGCATGAGCTTGGCGATCTGGCCGGCTGCCTTGACCGGCTGCACGCCCTCGGTCTGGAGCCGCTCGTCGGTGATGCCGGTCAGGCTGACGATGTTCTCCGGGAGGGTCTCGCCCTCGGGCAGCTTGATGAAGGTGTCCATCTTGCCGGCGATCCGCAGGCCGCCGGTGGCCGTGCGCTCCACGCGCAGGGCGGCGAGCTCGATGATCTGGTCGTTGTCGAAGTCGAGGCCGCTGGTCTCGGTATCAAACACGACGAGGGCCTTGTAGCGGTCAAACAGGGTGGAGAGGTTACTCATGCCGGGCCTCCTTTCCGCATTTGCAAGGCGCTGCCGTGCCGGTGAGCAGCCACTCCAGCCAGCACCTCACGCAAGGGGTACAGTCACAGTGGACGGATCCGACGGGCGGGTGGCCCTCGCTGATTACTTTGGCGATCTCCTCCGCTGATGCCGTTCTCATAAACTCGAGGCCGGTCTGCTTATTCATGGGCGGCCTCCTTCTCACGGGTGGCTCTCAGGGTGCCGAGCATAAACGAGAGGGCCGTGGTCAGTTGATCCTCGGTGGCGAAGGTGCCGCCGAACTGCTCGGCCAGCGCCGCGATGATCTCGCCGGCGTGCTCCGGCGTGACGTCGTCGGTGGCTTCGTCGTCCTCGACGGAGATCAGGAGATCGGAGTCCAGATAACAAGCGGGGCGCAGGCCGTAGTGGCCGTCGTAGGCGTTGCCCCCGTTCAGAGTGCCATCGGCGCCGACGAGGCGGGCGAGTGACTCGTAGCCGTTAGACTTCGTGCTGAAGGCGGTAGACAGCCACCACCAGTCGTCTGCGTTGGGGATGACGTCGCGGTTGCGCCGGTACTGGTCGACCGTCAGCAGGAAGATGGTGACGGTGCAGGTGCCGTAGTCCTTCAGGCCGTCGTCGGTGGTCAGGTCGAGCTCCGTGGTCAGGAAGGCGTTGGGGCCGTTCACGTCCTCGAGCAGGTTGTCGAGGTAGGCGCCGTTGAGGTATTCCTTGCTGCTGGCGACGGCGAAGTTGTTGCAGTTGCCCTCGTCAAAGGCTCGGGTCTCGATGATGTCCTTGCTCAGGCAGAGGGCGCGGCCGTCATCATTCTCCAGCAGGATCCAGCTCTGGCCGGCATAGTCGAAGGCTGTGCCGCGGGCGGCGTTCTTGAGTGCGATCTTTTTCATGGGGTTGCTCCTTTCGTTCTCTGCGGCCGAGCCTTCTGGCTGGCCTGAATGTTTGGCAGGGTCTCGCCGGCGCGGAGCCGGCTCTCACAGTGCGGGCAGATGTAGCCGGTGTGGGGGATCTTCTGGTAGATGCTGACGTTCCAGTCGAGCCCGCAGCCGACGCACTTTGCTGTCATGGGCCTCCACCTCCTTCCGCAGCCAGAGCCTCGAAAACATAGCGCCGGATGCGGTTGCGGTACTTCTTCCGGGTTCTGGCTTTCTTTGCGTGAGCTGCGAGGTGCAGCCACTTCGGCGGCACTCCGATGGCCTTGGCCGATACCTTCCAGAGCTTTTTGAGGGCAGAGAGCACGGCGTTGATGGCCGGCTTCAGGGCTTCGACCAGCTTGGCGGCTATTTCCCGCAGAGCGTCGGCCAGTTTCTCGAAGGCTTCGCGGGCCTGCTGCATCTTCTCGTGATCGGCGAGCGTCATGCTGCCGTCGTAGACGTAGGGGCTCAGCTCGTTGTCGCCTCCGTCGGCCAGACGCTCACAGAACGGGAGGCCGGCAGCTTCGGCAGCCTTGCGGCCCTCCTCGAGGGCGTCCCGGCCTTGCGTGACTTCGCAATAGTCCGCGAGGCGGTTGCGGCCGCCTTCGTAGTGCCAGCGGATCCCGGCGGCGATCTCGTCGATGGTCATGTCCTCACCGAAGTGGCCGCAGTAGTAGCCGTTGACGATGACGGCGTCCGGGTCTGCCTTCAGGATCCCGATGGCCTCGTTGAGGTCGTCAGTCTCCCACTCGCCGTTCCAGATGTCGCTCCAGATCGTCAGGGCGTTCCACGAGCGGCCGGTGCGGTACACGATTGTCCAGCCGATGCCGTCGCGGATCTCCGCGGCGAAGTCTCGGGCGATGTCTCTCAGTGCTGCCATGCTGGCGCCTCCTCTCTGGTGATGTGCACGACGGTGACGAGGTCGTCGATCTCGTGCTTGGTGGTGTATGTGTCCCGCTCGTCGAGCCCGATGTGCCGCAGCAGCGTCTCGGGCCCGTCCAGCAGGAAGGCTGTGGCGGCCACGGCGTTCAGCCGGTAGACCGTGACCTCCACGGTGCAGCGGGCGCCGTCCTCGTCCAGCGTGGACGGGAACGAGGCCCGGCAGATGGGGCTCGCCTCGTATCTGAAGGCGGTCGCGCGGTTCTCGCCGGCGATGATGTCCTTCACGAACTCCTCAAAGGCTTTGCGGGGGATCGAGCTGCGGTACTTGTCCAGCGTGACGTCGGCGAGCTGCCGGATGGCTTTGGTGTTCATGTTCCGCACCTCCTCAGCAGGCGTCGCCGTGCGGGCCGACGACCGTGACGTGCTTGGTGTTACCGTCTTTGTCCTCGTAGATTTCCTCGACGCTGTTGTCGGCCCAGTTGATCGTCTCCTTGAGCCGCCAGCACCGAGCGTCGTCCGCAGCTTTGGCGGCTTCGCGTGCTTCTTGCTGGAGCTCCTTCAGGCGTCCAAACTCGCTTAGCGTCAGGCTTGCAAAGGGTTCGCTCAGCGCGTAGTCGCTGAGGTAGAAGCTGATAAAGCTATGGCTCCAGCCGGCGTTATGCCAGCCGCTCGTTGCTTTCTCGGCGAAGGCTATGAGCTCGGCGTCGTCCTCAATAGGGCCGCGCTTGCGGTGTTCAAAGATGAACTCGTCGCGGGAAAAGACGGGTTTCCCGTTTACATAGCCGTACACGTTTGGATCGTATTTCATGGTGTGCTCCTTTCGTCTTGGCCCGGCCGGAGCCGGGGATCTTGGTGGTGTCGAGTCCCTGAAAAGCAGAAACACGACCGCCGGATCGCTTCAGAGAGCAGCGCGGAGGGGGGTGCGCAGCTCGTCCATTTTCAGCGTCGGGGTCGTGTGATCGTTTTCATGTTGGGCTCTCCTTTCTTCGGCCCGGCGCTGCCGGGTGTTCTTGGCTACTGTGCGGCCGGTGCTCGTTTACCTCTGCGCTTGAAGCTCTCACGCAGCCGCCTCTCGGCGAGCTCTGCGCTGTACCCTTCGCGCTGGTTGGCGTCCAGCGCGCCGGTCGCGCCTCGCTGGAGCTCCTTGTAGATCGTGGTGTGGTGGACGCTCAGGCGGGCCGCGATGTCGACCGGCCGATCTCCGAGCAGATGCCACGCCTCGATCTTCTTCCTGTCCTCGAAGGTCAGGTAGCGGTACTTTCCCGTCAGTCTCACCTCCGTCCTATGGGGTTGTAGTAAAGAAAAAACGCACAGCCGACTCACTTGAGTCTCTGTGCGTTTAATGATAACGGACGGCTTGCCGAAAAAATTACCGAAAATCTATTGACAATTGTGTGCCCGTCTTGTATAATGAGCAAGCTGCGAAACGGGAGCATAGCTCAGCCGGGAGAGCACTTGCCTTACAAGCAAGGGGTCACAGGTTCGAGCCCTGTTGTTCCCACCAGTTTTTGAATTGCATACGCCTCTGTAGCTCAGTTGGTAGAGCAGGGGACTGAAAATCCCCGTGTCGTTGGTTCGATTCCGACCGGAGGCACCATTTTGCGGGCATAGCTCATTTGGCAGAGCGCCACCTTGCCAAGGTGGAGGTAGCGAGTTCGAATCTCGTTGCCCGCTCCATTTTTTTGGCGCCATAGCCAAGTGGTAAGGCATGGGACTGCAAATCCTTGACCCCCGGTTCAAATCCGGGTGGCGCCTCCAGAAAAAGAGACACGCGAGCGCGTGTCTCTTTTTTCGTGTCTCTTTTTCGGAGACGCCGATGGCGAAGATCGAAAACCGAGAGCGGAAGCCCAGACGTCGCGGACTGCATGTTGCTCGCGGCGATTTTTCATGCTCCGCATCCCAAAATCATCGTGCATTCATCTGCTGCACCTCCTTTCCAAACCGAGCCTGCTCCGTTGGGCTTCGATCAGCTGATTGCCGGTGTCAGCCCGGATACTGCACGGCCGCCTGTATGAAAAACTGCGCACCCGACGGTGCGCAGTTTTTAAATGTGCGGATCAGCTCAGCACTTCTGGTGCTTTTGCAGCAGCATGGGCACGCACTCGGCGCCCGCAGCGCCGCCGAGGATGAGCACCGCGCCGAGCGCCTGCAGCGGCTGCACTATTCGCAGTCGGGTGTCAGCCGCATGATCGCGGATCTGGAGCAGGAGTGGGGCGTGACGCTGCTTGAGCGCGGCAAGGCGGGCGTGGTGCTCACGGGCGACGGCGCGAGGCTTTTGCCGCACGCGCGGGCGCTGTGCGCGGAGTATGCGCGCCTTTCGGCGGAGGTGGGCGCGCTGCCCGGCCGGGCGCATATTTCGGCCGCGACGCGCCAGTTCCTGCGCTATCTGGACCGGCGGAATGCGCTGGAAGTCCCCGCCGGCTGCACGGGATTTGACAATCAGGCGCGATTTGTGTATAATCACTACAAAATCTCTGATTTTTTGTGAAATCTGTCCTCCGGCTTCCGGAGACAGGGAGGAAAGCAACGTGACATACACTGTGGACGACACGATGAAGAAGCTGCTCGGCGCGCCGGAGGCGGTCGCGGTCCTCGAGCGGTTCTTCCCCAAGATCCTGAAGAATCCGGCCCTGCAGATGACCGCCGCCATGACGCTGCGCCAGGTGGCCGGGTTTGCCCAGTCGGGCCTGACGGCCGACTCGCTCGCGGAGATCGACGCGCAGCTGCGCGCGCTCCCGTCGTCCGATGCCTGAGCCATTTCCACGCGCCCCCGGTATCTTGCCGGGGGCCGTCTGCTGGATACCATTCTGAAAAGGACTGAGGTCATTCTATGGACAACACGTTACCGCCGCTCAAGCGCATTGCCGCCATCCACGATCTGTCCGGGCTCGGCAAGTGCTCGCTGACCGTGGCGCTGCCGGTCATCTCCGCCACGGGCGTGGAGTGCGCCTGCATTCCGACGGCCGTGCTCAGCACGCACACGGGCGAGTTCACCGGCTGGACGTTCCGCGATCTGTCGGATGATATGCTGTCCATCGCACACCACTGGCAGCGCATCGGCGTGCGCATCGACGGCGTGTATTCCGGCTACCTTGCTTCGCCGGAGCAGGCGCAGCTGCTCGCGCAGACGCTTGACTGCATCGCCGCGCCGGATACCCTCGTCGTGATCGACCCGGTCATGGCCGACAACGGCAGCTATTATTCCAAGATCGACGACCGGATGTGTGCAGCCTTCCGCCGCCTGCTCTCGCGCGCGGACGTCATCACGCCGAACGTTACGGAGGCAGCGCTGCTGGCTGGTCTGCCGTACGAGCCCGGCACGCACAGCGACGCCTATCTCGCGCAGCTGTTTCAGGCGCTCGGCGCGCTCGGCGCCGGCATCGTGACGGTCACGGGCGTGCGCCCGCAGCCGGACGTGATCGGCAATGTCGCCTGCGACTGCCGCACGGGGGAGATGTATGCGAGCATGCGCCCGGCGCATCCGGGGCTGTTTTACGGCACGGGCGATGTGTTCGCCTCCGCGCTTTCCGGGCTGCTCGTGCGCGGCGCACCGCTGAGTGATGCGCTCGAGACAGCCACCGCGCTCACGGATGAAAGCATCTGCCGCTCGCTCTGGCGCGACACGCCGCGCCACTTCGGTGTGGACTTCGAGGGCGCGCTTCCGGCGTACATCCGCCGCGTGGAGAAGATCTTTGGAACATGAAAAAGTTACAAAATTCGACCTGAAAGGGCGCGATCTCGCTCCGGCAGGTCGATTTTTGTTACCTTTTTTTCAACACTATCCATTTGAAATATGTTACCCACGTAACCGTGTGCGGGAAAACATCACATGGTTGATTTTGCTACTTTTGTCTTGAAATGCTGCGAAAACACCGGGAAAACCTGCGCACAAAGGCAGTAGTGTGGAAAAAAATCTGGCAAAAGCTCGCAAAATCCCGTTTTCGCGGTTGACATCGTGTTATGGATATCGTATGATACAAAAAAATCCATAATTGTTTATGTTAACTTCGCGCAGGTATGCCCAAACAGGATGCAAAAGATTATTTTGTTACTCTTTTTTAACCGCTTGTGTAACCGGTTCTGATTGGACGCGCAGAGAGATTCCGGACGGGGGGAAGCCGTCTGATGAGGGGCTGGGGTATGAAGAAATCGTTTATGGAACGCATGGCGGCGTTCATCGTGGATAAGCGGCGGCTGTTTGTGGTGCTGTTTGCCGTGGCGTGCGTGCTGTCGATATTTTCGGCGAGCAAGACGGACGTCAACAACGAGCTGACCGACTATCTGCCGGATTCCACGCAGACACGTCAGGGTCTGGAGATCATGAACCGCGAGTTCATTACATACGGAGACGCCAAGGTCATGGTGTCCAACGTGACATTCACGCAGGCGGAAGAGCTTGCCGAGATGCTGCGCGGGGTAGACGGCGTCAAGAGTGTGGAGTTTGAAAAGGACACGCAGCACTACAACAGTGCCTCGGCGCTGTTTGTGGTCACGTTTGACGGGGAAAAGCTTGACGAGATCAGCATTCAGGGCGTGAAAAACGTCCGCGCTGCGCTCGACGGCTATGATACCTATATTACAACGGAGATCGGCAACCCGACCGGCGAGATCCTCGAGCGGGAGATGCGCATCGTGCTCATCATCCTCATGTGCTCGATCTTTGTGGTGCTTTTGCTCACGAGCCATACGTATGCCGAGGTGCCGGTGCTGATCATCACCTTTGCCGTGGCCGTCTGGGTCAACAAGGGCACGAACTACTGGTTCCACGAGGTCTCGTTTATCACAAACTCCATCGCGGCGGTGCTGCAGCTCGGTCTCGGCATCGACTACGCGATCATCATGTGCCACCACTATACGGAGGAACGCGAGCGTATGGAGCCGCGCGAGGCGACCATCCGCGCGCTCACGCTGGCCATTCCGGAGATCTCGGCCTCGAGCCTGACGACGATCTCGGGTCTGCTTGCGCTCTCGTTCATGAAGATCAAGATCGGCGAGGATATGAGCCTGGTGCTCATCAAGGCGATCCTGTTTCTGATGCTGACGGTGTTCTTCCTGATGCCGGCGCTGATCATGTACATGAGCCCGTGGATCGACAAGACGCACCACCGGCAGTTTCTGCCGCGCATCGACGCGCTCGGCCGCTTTGCGATCCGCAGCCGCTACATCGTGCCGCCGATCTTTCTGGTCATCATCATCGCGGGCTTCGTGCTCAGCAGCAAGTGCCCGTATGTGTTCGGCTACAGCACGCTCGACACCATCAAGCAAAACGACTACAAGATCGCAGAGAAGAAGATCAACGCCACCTTCGGCGAGACGAATCAGGTCGCGCTCATATTCCCGTTCACGGACTATGAGAGCGAGGCGAGCCTGCTCGAAGATCTCAAGGAGCTCAAGGGCGTGGACCGCGTGCAGGCGCTCGCAAACGAGGAGGCCAAGGACGGCTACATGGTCACCGATTCGCTCACGCCGCGCAAGTTTGCCGAGCTCACGGATATCGACATCGGCGTGTCGCGCGCGCTCTACACCGCCTACTGTACCGCGAACGACGACTATACGAAGGCCCTCGGCCAGCTCGTGGATCTGAGCAACATCGACAATTGCTCCGTGCCGCTGATCGAGATGTTCAAGTTCCTGTACGAGCAGCGCGATATCTATCGCTCGAAGATCGCGGCCTCGACCATGAAAGACCTCGAGGAGATGTACGGCCGCCTGATCGACGGCGAAAAGCAGCTGCACTCCGAGAAATATTCGCGCATGATCCTCTATCTCAATCTTCCGGTCGAGAGCGAGGAGACCTACGATTATCTGACGGTCATCAAGGGCGTCGTCGGCAAATATTATAATGAGTCCTATTTCGTCGGCGAGACGGCAAAGGACAAGGATTTCTCCGACGCCTTCAGCACCGACAACACGCTCATCAGCATTCTCACGCTCGTGTTTGTCATCCTGGTGCTGCTGCTGACGTTTAAGTCGGTCGCGCTGCCGCTGCTGCTGATCCTCGTGATCCAGGGCAGTGTGTGGATCAACTTCTCGTTCCCGACGATCTTGCATAACAACCTGTATTTTCTGGCGTATCTGATCGTCAGCGCCATCATGATGGGCGCAAACATCGACTACGCCATCGTCATCTCGAGCCGGTATCTCCGGCTCAAAGAGGAGATGCCCTATAAGGAGGCCATGATCGAGGCGCTCAATCAGGCGTTCCCGACGGTCGTCACCTCCGGCACCATCCTCGTCACCGCCGGCATGTCCATCGGCTTTTTGTCCTCGGAGAATACGGTCGCGTCCATCGGCGTCTGCCTCGGCCGCGGCACACTGCTGTCGATGGTGCTGGTCATGTGCGTTCTGCCGCAGATCCTGCTGCTGGGCGACTCACTGGTGGAGAAAACTTCGTTTACAATTGGCCTGCATCCCGCGACGCAGCAGCTGCATGGGGCCATGCGTGTCAACGGACACGTTCGCGGATATATCAATGGCTACGTCGATGCCGAGATCCATGGCCGTGTCAACGGTACGGTCAGCGCATCGATCGATATCGGAGATGTGCAGATGGAGGAGCTGCCGGCACACGTTGCACCGCCGGCGCAGCTGCACAGTGAGGAGGGTTCCGATGAAGAAACATAACGTTCGCCGTCTTCTGGTGCTGGTGCTGGTGGTGGCGCTGTGCCTGCTGTGCGGTGCGGCTGCCCAGCCCAACCCCAAGGAGATCCACATCTACTCTGCCGATGACTTTGTGCAGCTGAGCAAAAGCTGCAAGCTCGACACGTATTCGCAGGGGAAGACGGTGTATCTGGACAGTGACGTCGACCTGAGCGGGTCGAAGTTTGTGCCGATCCCGACCTTCGGCGGTACGTTTGAGGGGCAGGGGCACACGGTCAGCGGCCTGGAGCTCTCGGGCGATGCGTCGCACATGGGCCTGTTTCGCTATGTGCAGGCGGTCGGCACGGTGCGTGATCTGAAGGCCACGGGCAACATCGACGCCGCCGGCACACTCAACGAGATCGGCGCCATCGTCGGCACGAACTACGGCACGATCTCCGGCTGCTCGTTCAGCGGTACGATCTCCGGCCAGAACAATGTCGGCGGCATTGCCGGCACGAATGAAGGCAGCGGCATGATCTACAACTGCAAGACCGAGGGCTCGGTCGAGGGCGACCACTATGTGGGCGGCATCGTCGGACAGAACGTCGGCACGATCTCCTACTGCTCGAACACCACGGGCGTGAATGTCAGCGCCAGCGAGGCCGTGGACAATGTGGAGGATCTCGACTCCCTGACGCTCCCGACCGCGTCCGACGACGATGACGACGACATCCCGAAGAAGGCCAACACCTCCACGGATGTGGGCGGTATCTGCGGCTTCTCGTCCGGCGTCATCATCGGCTGCACGAACTGGGGCGGCGTCGGCTTTGAGCACGTCGGCTACAACATCGGCGGCATCGTCGGCCGCCAGAGCGGTCTGGTCTCCGGCTGCACGAACTGGGGCACCGCCTCCGGCCGTAAGGACGTCGGCGGCATCTGCGGCCAGATGGAGCCGTTCATCACGCTCGATGTCGAGTCCGGCTCGATCGGCGCGATGGCCAAGGAGCTCAACACGCTCCACGGCCTGATGGATACACTGCTCAACCACACCGGCTCCGCGACCGCGTCGCTGGCCGCCACGCTCGGCGTGCTCAGCGACAGCGCCGCGCACGCCACGGAGAGCGCGCGCTATGTGGCAGAGCGCACCACGGACTATGTCGACAGCACGGTCTCCACCGTCAACGAGGTGTTCATCCGCATCAACACGGCGGAGAAGATGCTTGCGCCCGCGATCACGGAGTTTTCCACGGCTGCCGTGTCGCTCGACAAGGCGATCAACTACTTCAGCAAGGGCTTTGACTATCTCGACATCGTCGATGAGATGACAGAGGCCGACAAGACGGCATTTAAGGATGCGGCCAAGGATCTGAGCGTTTCGTCCGACCAGCTCAACGCGGCCATGGACTACTGCGCATGGCTCATGAAGGTCATGGATAACTCCTACGGCACGGGCTCTTACGATCTGCTTGCCAGCCGTCCGGATAACTGGCAGCAGATGTCCGATAAGTACGGGTATGAGTATAACCCGGACAACCTCGGCACGTATGAGGCGCAGCGTGACGCGATGCTCAAGGGCGCGGGCGACGCTGCCAGAGCCATCGGTGCGATCTCCGGCGATATCTCGACGATGACAAAGATCATCAACACCTACTACCTCACCGAGGACTCCACCGGCAACACCCGTCTGGACTACATGAGCGCCGCATTCAAAAATGCGTTTGATGCGCTCAAGTCCTCCAGCGGCAACTTCTCGACCGGCATGAGCTATCTCGATCAGGTCACGAAATACCTCGCCAGCAACGATCCGCTCAACCTGCCCGACATCAGCAGCGATTATCGCACCGCGATGGAGCAGATGTTTGACGACCTTGGCAGTATCTCGGCAGGGCTCTCGCGCCTGAGCGTGGAGACCGCGAGCTACAGCGCCCAAATCATCAGCGACATGAAGGCCGTCAACGACCAGTTCAATGTCGTCATGATGCGCCTGTGCGACATTCTGGAGCTCGCCCTGAGCAAGGACAAGGACGACATCATTCAGGATATCTCGGAGGAGGAGCTCGCGAGCACGACCGACGGCAAGGTCTATAACTGCGATAACTACGGCAAGGTCGACGGCGATGTCAATGTCGGCGGCGTGGCCGGCACGATGGGCATCGAGTATGACTACGATCCCGAGAGCGACTCCAACATTATCAAGGACGCTACGCTTACGGCCAAGTACTTTACCAAGTGCGTGCTGGTCGACAGCAGAAACTACGGCAATGCCACCTCGCGCAAAAACTGCGTCGGCGCGGTCTGCGGTTATGCCGATCTCGGCGTCATCAGCGGCTGTGAGGGCTACGGCACGGCCGAGAGCACGGCAGGCGATTATGTCGGCGGTGTCGTCGGCATGTCGGAGGGCTCCGTGCGCAACAGCTTTGCCAAGTGCGGGCTGACCGGCCGCAACTATATCGGCGGCGTTGCGGGCTACGGCATGAACGTCAGCGGCTGCAACACGCTCGTCAACCTCAACGGCTCCGGCAACTGCGTCGGTACGATCGCCGGCGAGATCGACAAGGACGGCAGCGCGGCTGATAACTACTTCGTCCACGAGACGGAGGCCGGCATCGACGGCATCAGCTACGCCGGCAAGGCCGAGGGCATGAGCTACGAGGCCTTCATGGCGCGCGACGGTATCCCGGCGGAGTTCTCCAGCTTTGCCGTCACGTTTACGGCCAACGGCGAGACGGTCAAGACGATCACGTTCGCCTACGGCGGCTCGATCGATGAATCGCAGATCCCCGACTGCCCGACGGTGGAGGGCAACTACGGTTCCTGGCCGGAGCATGACTACAGCCATCTGACCTTCGATCTCGAGGTCAAGGCGGAGTATACCGCCGTCTCGACGGTCGTGGCCGGTGATCTGTATGCCGACAACAGCCGCACGCCGATCGTGCTGGCTGAGGGCGTCTTTGACCCGGCAACGGACGTGCACATCACGTCGCCCGATGCCGAGGGGCCGACGCTGCGCGGCAACCAGCAGCTGTACATGAAGTACCGCGTTGAGGTGCTCAACGACACCATTGACGACGACGCGGACAACACCGTCTCCCTGCGTGTCTACGCGCCGGATACCGGTGCAAACTACACGGTCTACACCCACCAAAACGGCACCTGGGCGAGCACGTCCAGCACCCGCGACGGCAGCTACCTCGTCTTTAAGACCATGGAGCGGGACCTGCAGTTTGCCGTGGTCAAGTCGCACCACGGCCCGCTGTTCTACATCCTCATCGTGCTCATCGTGCTGGCCGTGATCGTCACGGTGCTGCGTCTGCTGTACTACCGCAAGCTGAAAAAGGCGGTGGCAGCCGGAACGATGACCGAGGAAGAGGCCGCCACGCTGCGCAAGCGGGGCTGGCGGATGTGGCTGGCCGAGGAGCACACGAAGCTTCAGGCCAAGCGTGCCGCCGCGCACGAGGCAAAGGAGGCCAAGCGCGCCGCCGAGGCGGAGGCCGAG